GTTTTTAGATCAGTTAACAACGTTCTAGAAATCTTAGGAATAACTTGACTAAGCTCCGAGCCGTTGGGTATAAAGTCAACCAGCGTAATAGGACCATTGCCGTTTATAGTCAGCGTTGCTCCGTCTGATACTACGCNNGCAACTTTGGTCCATATATAGTCAGTTGTGCCGTCTAGTCTTGGATCAGTTGTGTATGTACCGTCTGGCAAGAAATACTGNTGTACTCCGTTGATAGTAGGTGAAACAAATTTAACTAACGTACCGGCCTCTACAAAACTTAGAGTACTAGCAGTAAATGCGCCAACAGAATAAGCTGAACCGTCGATGTCTCTAAGAAACCCGGTATACTGGTTAGTAAACGTCGTTGTGTTCTCCCAAGTTGCACCTAGATCCGAAGTAATTATTCTTGGAAACTCTGAATAATAAAAGTTTTTAAGGTTAGTACTATTAATAATATCTTCAACAGTATTAACAAGTATGCCTTCAATGTCACTTTGTGACGAAAACGCAAATTGTGTGTTTGTATTATATAGTTCTTTGTATATAACACCGTCGTCAGCAAAAAGACTGGTATTGGAATATTTACCGCTTGCATCTCTTAGATCAAAGTATCTGCTAATGCCACTGCTAATTCTATTAACACTTTTGGTTTTAACAATGTCTTGGCTTACTGCTAGAGGACCTATATTATAGTCCTCACCGGTAATCAGACGATTCTGTGTGTAATAAGTCGCAGGCGCGTTTTGCTTGATACTATCGTTAGATTCTGTAGGAGTACCATTAGATACAGTATAAGTTAATCTGAGCCCAAACGTTAGCGTTTCTAGTGAACCGCTACGGCTTTGGTAAGGAATCTCAATAGTAACGTTGCCCACTGCGCCGGGTGAAATTACACTGGATCTGTTTGAGCTTGTTCTATAGTATATTTTAAAGTTGCCTGCTGGAAGATTTCCAAAAACGCCATCACTGAACACTAGGTTGATTCTATCACTAATACGAGTAGACACAGCAAACACATTTCTAATGCCTTGAAAAAGACTGTTGTAGATAATATTGTTGCCTTCTACTGCATTCAGCTTAGTCCACGCAGTTGTCTCAAAACCGTTTGTATCCATGCTGTAAAGCCATACATCGTCGTTGTTAATGTTCTCTGCGTCAATGCCCACAATCTGGTTAGGGATCGGATTGGATACCGAAAAGGTACCTTCGTCTAGCCTGCCCTGCCGAAAGTGCATAAAGAATCCGGTGTTATTGGATCCTGCACCCTGCCCGTCGTCTCTAAACAAAAACGCGGGACTTGTGCCTGGCAACGGCGGCTCTTCTCTTATTACGCTGTTAGAGAAATCAGTCGATACAACTTCGTATCTAGTGCTAACACCTTCAATGGACTTTGTAAACGGGAACGCCGGAACACCTGTATTGGTTGCGTTTAGACGATACTTCTGTGTTTGTACGCCGTCGATATTTTCGGTCTTTAAAGGACTACCTACTGAATTAGTAACAGGTAAAGCTGCGTTTATTATTTTAATAAATTGTTCAAAAAAGTTAGGGTTGCTTTGGTCGTCCCAACGTATAGTAGAACCTGCAATGTTTACTCCGGTACTATCAACTATTTGCTCAGTGGTCGTCACTGTTGTAATTTTTAGCAGGCCGTTAGCTGCTTGATTTCTACGAGGATTGTAGGCTAGCATACGTGCTAGCCGCAACACGCTTTCTCTGCGTTCTGCTGTTTCGAGGAAGTTTTCTCTGGCGTTTAGGTCTATTCTAAAAGACAGGTTTTGACCAAGGAATGCGATCATGTCGATTAGAGCAAGGTATTCGCTTGACTCGATATAATCGTTGAAATCTTCAGGGTAATTTTGACGCAGATAATTAATCATAGTTCTGCGCAGGTTATCAAAATCGTAGCTTTGGAAGTCAGCGTTTCTAAAACTCTGGTAAATTCTCTTCCAGTCTTCTGCTACTAAAAGTCGTGTTTGTCTATCTGTTGCAGACATAAATTAGATTCCTCATTAACTATGATATTTATCATAATAAAAAACTGCGTACTTAATTAATTTAAGCCGTTTTTCTGGTCAAAGGTAAATGTAATTGATTCGGAGATATCGTAAGGTAGGTACGTGAGTTCGCAATCAATAGAAATACCCTGTTCGTATGTGTCAACTATAACGTCCTTAGCTGTTAGCCTAGGATCGAAATTAATAATAGTTGTTACATTTTCAATGATTGCTTCTTGCACAGCCGGAGTAAAAGGCTCAAACAACAAGTCCCAGATGATACAACCAAAGCTAGGGTTTGATAACTTTTCGCCTTGTCGTATATGGAAGTGATTAATTAAATCCTGTTTAATCAATTCGAAGTCATACAACGAATACCCTTGGTTAGTCCGGTCCACGGTACTAAACCCCCTATATGCTCTGCCTGTTGAAGCGGAGGTTTTTGTAGGGGTCACTTTTACTCGTTGATATAAATTCTTCTCTAGGCTGCTCATATTGTATTTATCTCACTCAACTAGTGCTCTGCGGGCCTGGTAAAACAGAGTCATCTACTCCACTTGGCTCGCTGGTACTAGATGCTTCTCCACCCACTGACGGCACTCCGTCGTCCCTGTTATCTGACGGACCTTTAGGAATAAAGCCTCTGCGGAACTTAAATGCTCCACCTTCGCCTTTATACGTGCTAAAGTGCATGGCATCGTCAATTGACTGCCATGCTCCGCCCCATCCTAGGCCGTGTTTATTTGCTAACGCAAGCGTTGATTTTGGCATGTCAGTAATAGGAGCATTTGGTGGTCGAGGTGAAAAGAACCCGTTTGGCCCGTTGTTAAAGACCGGATTAGGCGGATTGATATCTATAGCTCCACCACTAGCGTGAATCGACCATCCTGATCCACTTACTGTTTGTCGTTTAGCATATCCAAGTAATGTCCTTATCTGATAGCCAGTAGACTCTAGATCATCAATAAATCCCTGGAAATTAGTAACAAACACCTCTGCTACTTGAGCTGTTAGGCCAGTCCTAGTTGTAATTGTACCCAACGCGCCGTCGCCTATAAAGAAACGCTGAGAAATATTTGACGGTGTCCCTCTATTAGGGTCTATTCTAGCACCGTTAGCATACGAAGTAATAGAATTCTTTGATTCTACTGAGTTATTAGTAATAGTCGAGTCACCGGTTCCGCCGTCAAAGTTTTCGCCGCCGCCGCTGTTAAACACCGTCTGACTAGATTGAGGACCAAACCCTCTAGTNAANGTATCAGGTGTNAATATTCTATCGTTTACTGCTAACCCGCCTGGGTCTTCTCTGTCAGACTGTTCCTTCTTGTAAGCTTGAGGATTCATGTTTTCGTGATGTGACCACGGTTCATGCTGAGGTGCTCTTGTTAATATACTTTCGTAAGGTACTGGTTTTACAGAGCCAGGGAACATGTAAGGCAACGTGACTGTAGATAATTCTTCTGCACGTCCAGCATCTACTGCATCTGCTGCGGTTAACGCAATTTTTACAGACGAGCTTGCTGCTCCTACTGACCCAGCGGCGCCTTCGAGGTTAATTCCTCCCATTGCGTTGAGCGCCAATGAACCTTTTGACTCTATTATAGCAGTACCAGCAGTAACTTTATACGCTGCTCCTACATTCTGACTTAAAATCCCAACAACTGATAAACTGCTGTTTGCTTTTATAGCAATATCACTAGAGTTTGCACTTAATAAATAAGAGGAACCAGCACTGTCATGCACTGTTTTACCAGCAGTTCTATATATGCTGCTGTCTGCTTTTTGATGAATAGACTTATTCGACAAGATGTTTAGATTTTGTTTTGCGCGAAGATTATAAGTTTGATCTACTAGTTGATTCGAATCCAATCCAACTACTATGTCGCTGTTTCCTTCTATAGTGTGCTTATAATTATTGCCCACTAATACGTTAGTATCCCATGCACTTTCTATTTGTATTCTGCCACTTTCTTTGTTGTCTAAAAATTGTGCACTATCGGAATACCGTGCACTTGCTTTCATATTAATGTTTCGGCCAGCGTCAATGTTAAAGTCTCGTTCAGCAGTAAAGTTAATATCAGCATCTGACATTACTGAAATGCTATCCTGAGCATGTATATCTATCTTGCCATCTGACGTAATTTCTATCCAAGCTGTGCCTCGGCTATTTCCAATATAAATTAAGTCTTCTGAATTATGAAGTACAATCTGATGACCCGTTCTAGTACGAAAACGCATGAGCTCATTCTGAGGTATAGTGTCGTCACCTCCGGTTTCTCCTGCTTGTTTGTTCACATAGATAGGAGGACCGTCTTCTGCGTGAGTTTTACGAACTAGTTTATCATCGCCGTCGTCCATTACAAAACTTGATCCGCCTAGTCTGTTGTAAGGAACACTAGCACTTTTTTTATCTGGGCCAAAGGCTGCTCTAGGTGCTCCTGTTCTTTTATCTCTTGGTCCCGGAGTTGATATACCAAAAACCATTGACGGAACTTCGCGACGAGCTGATGTAGTTGTAGTACCTCTTACTTCATCAGATAGTAACCCCTGTATTTCAAGAATTCGTGTAAAGTCCTTGTTGTACGGCTTTTTAAATAAAGTGGGATCTAAGGCTTCACCTGTTTCTATAAGTTTATTGTACTCGCCTACTGGCAACTTTGCATCGCTTAATTCTAGTGGAGTGTCTGAAGCCGTAAGTGTAGTACTAGCTCTTCCGTCCGGAACCATGAAGTTCATGTAATCGTCTTGAATACAGCCGATCCAATATCCGTAGTTAGGATTACCTTCAGCAAACGTAACAAGAACCTTTGTGCCTACATCAGGCGGAACAGCCCAGAAACCATAACTCTTTTGAGAGTTGGCATATCCGTCCTGCGGAGTTGCTCCTTTGCTAGGTGTTACTCCGTAAAAAGGACTGAGGTACCTTACGTTAAATATCTCGCCGCTTTTTTCTGGAGTGTTTGCTCCGCCTGTATATTTTAATATTTCAACCTCAAGTGACCCCATATAACGAGTGTCAAGGTTGTTTACTACAATCGCCTCATACGGTCCTGCATCCTTTACTATTGTGCTTTTAACCGCCGAGCGATTATACGAATCTTGAGACATTTAAAACTCCTGGTCTGTTACCTGGCACCTGTTAAAGGTCCACTAGGTAAGCCTTGATTAATTTGTATCCTAGTCAAAGGAATAGGTGGGCCTTGCCTTGCATCTTTCTCTTCGATTTCTTCTTCTGGTGCTTTTCCTACAGATGCGTTATCATAAACTGCACCTGCTCCGCCTGGCGCTGGACCAGCATACCCCGGCGGAGCTACAGCACCCGAGTTAGTAGTCTTTCCTTTGGCCGGTCCTATGTTGCCGTTAATAATAGGGTTAGCTGCTGCGGCACTAGTTCCGTAGATTAGTACGTCTTTAACCGTTTTGCCAGTTCTAAAATCGTAACGATCATCAAGTGGATCTAATGGTCGGTAATCATAAACGTTTTTACTAACCGGTAACTCGTTTGCTGGCAGAGGTCGGGCGCCTGCGTTGCCACCTGTGTATGCTCCTACTCCTACTCCTGCTGCAATAGCCGCTGTTTGTGATTTTGGAGTAGACCCTGTTGCTGGTATTACGCCGTTTGGTCCGTCTGTTAGTGTTGATACAACACAGGCTGCTCCGTCAGTTATTTCCAAAATATCTTCTAGTTCCTGAAAAAACGTGTCTGCATTGTGTTTTGTTGCGTTAAAGTTGTCTGTAGAATAATAACTTTCGCCTTTGCTCACGCGTCTGTTAGCGCCATCTAGCGGATATGGTACAGGAATACTAGCAAACTCCTGTGCTAATCGAATCATAAACTTATCTGATGTTAACGTACCAGCTAACCATTCGTCTAGCAGCCTAACGTCTTTCAATCGGCTAATCATTAAAGCATCCTGTATGCCAGCCGTAAACCTAATTTTTCCAGCATCTAATTCTAGCAAATTTATACTCTGCTCTAGATCAGTTCTTAACAACTGATACCTTCCCACTGCATTAGAGCCAAATCCTTCTTTGAACCTTACTTCTTGAAATCGCAGTACCTCGCCTAATGTCATTTGTGTTAGACTGGGCTCTGATGTACTAGGCCATAACGTAGTATACGGACTCGAACCTTTCAGCGACTCTCCTTTGCTAATGAGAGCTAATAACGCAATTTGCTGTGCTGTAATTGTTATTTCTGACATTTATACTTTCCTATGCGCTTTACTTATATCACGTACTAGTACTAAATTATAATTTCGAAACGACTGCTATCGGCCGCCGAATGAGCTTCCTGCTCCTCCTTGATTAATGTTAACTCTTCTAATAGCAGTCGAGAATTCTTGTTGGTCGTCTAGTGTGTTTTCTCTGTCCGGTGGTGCTGGAAATACTGAATTATTTTGGGCAGTTATGTTATTGCTGTCAGGAGAAACAGCGTCTGCTGGAACTGCGTTTACTAGATTCTCGGCATCTCTTGCATAAGACGGTATGGTAACAGGAGTCTGTCCAGGACGGGCTTTTTTTGGTGCTCCCGGCGTATCACTATAGACTACTGCATCAGAAAGTTTAGCGTTATCGTCTAATACAACTGAACCAGCATTATTAGGAGTTGAAGGATCGTCTTGGCCTCTTCTTCTGATTAGCTTAATATTCTGTTCAAACTTACCGCCAGAAAACGTATTTGTAACAGCCCAAACGCTGAACAGCCCACTAAACTGTTTTACTACTCTAGGAAACTCCATTGTAGCTCCTTCAACTTGATAGTCGAACGGAGTTTTAAAATTCACTACAATAAACACCTCGTCCATCATGTAATTAAATGTGCCTTCTTCTAGAACATTTGAATTTTTAATAGGATTTCCTTTAAAGTTTCCAGTTTGTTGAGGAATGAAGAACGGATCACCCATTATTTTCATTTCAGCAGTAATCATATCAAGCGTTTGATTTATTATAGCGTTATGGAATTGCTGAGCTATTCTAAGCCGTATGTCCGCCGATCTTGATCCGTTATCCGAAAGGAGTTGGGCTTGTTTATGTGTCATTTCGCCTACTCTAGCGCCTGGTTCTGAGCTAGTATCACTAGAACCTTGTTTTACAACCGACGTCCCAGACGGTGCTGTTAGTGCGCCGTTTTTAACTGCACTGTCAGCATTTCCCACCCCACCGGAGTTTTGGCCGTAGTTGCTAAATGCTGTTAGCATAAACGCATTGTTAAACAATAAATCAAAGTCTAATATTTCTTCGTTGCGTCCAGTATAGATATAATTGTATTCTTTTGCGGCCTGAGCCTTTAGTTGTTCTGTATTTTTTGGTTTCTGATTCGTAGACAGCGTCTTTGCTTCGTCGGGATAATACGGAATAACGTTGAACAAATATATCTTAGCAAGTGCTCCTCGCTGCAATTCTGCTGATGGGTTAGGATCAATAAACACCTGAGTATCTATTTTAAACCATTTTCGTGTGCCGTTAGCAGCGCTATCAGCAGTTGATTCTACAGCAGCATACTGACTTCTCAACACAACCTTTTCTATCATAGTAATTATTGTTTCGCCTTGGCTGAACTTATGTTCTCTTGCTTTTGGCGTTGGATTGTTTCCTGGACGACCTGTGTTCTCAAACGTCTCAGTTTCGGTGTTGTACGCTTGCTCGGGCGTGGCCTGGGCTTTGTCGCCGCCCTCACTAACATTGTCTATAATTGAACTTAGACCAATACTATTCATTTGAGTTGTGTCACGAGCATATTGTTGTAGTCTTTCGTGTAACTGTGAATTAGGAACAACTGATATTTCGTCGGCAGTTACAGTTGAGTTTCCTAGCACAGGAGTTACGCCTTGTTCTTGTCTAATCTCTATGTTTTTTGAAAGACCGTCGATCTCGTCTACAACTTCTCTAGAAACAGTGTTGTTGAAGCCGTCGAGATCACTAGGAAATGCAATTATAAACCTGTCGTTCTTTGTTGTAACGTTATTGTCTTCGAGGTTTGCTAAGCGTTGATTCATTGTCTCGGCTACACTAGTGTCGTTGCCATTCAACACTTCCCAAACAGTTGTTCCCACTGCGTTGATAGTGGACTTAGTTTCGTTAATATTATCGTCCAACGCAGTTTCGCTAAACGGCACAGCGGTTACAACATATTCGCTACCTGCACCAGTTACA